AGCGGGTTACGGGGCTGAGTTTGTTGGTTTTGGTAATCTGGGTATGCCAGCAACGTACGAGCAAATCAAAGGAGCGGAAGCCGCACGCCGGCGGGCCATCTCTCGTGACGGCCGGGACATTGGAAAACTTCCGCCAGTTCGAAAGCCGCGGCGGAAGAGGCGCGCCGCCAAAGATTTCCGGTATCACCTCGAGAGTTACCACCCGCAGACGTTCTATCTGCCTTGGTCGCGCGATCATCTCAGCGTGATCAAGTCGATCGAGACGGCGGTGCTTCACGGCGGGTTGTTCGCGATGGCGATGCCGCGCGGCTCGGGTAAGACGTCGCTGGCTGAAGTTGCCGCGGAATGGGCTGTTCTCCACGGTCACGCGATGTTTCCGGCGGTGATCGGTGCGACCGAGGCCCATGCGACGGAGATCCTGGACTCGATCAAAGCCGAGCTCGAAAGCAACGACCTGCTGCTCGAGGACTTCCCGGAAGTGGTCTACCCGATTCACTGTCTCGAAGGGATCCACAATCGGGCGCCGGGCCAGTTGTTCGCGGGGAAGCGGACTCAAATCACCTGGACAACCAACGAAATCGTGCTGCCGACGATGCCGAAGTCGAAGGCGTCGGGGGCGATCTTGAAGGTGGCGGGAATCACCGGTCGCGTCCGCGGCATGAAGTTCAAGCGGCAAGACGGCTCGAGCCCGCGCCCGGATCTTGTGATCGTTGACGACCCTCAGACGGACGAATCGGCGCGAAGTACCACGCAATGTCAGTCTCGCGAGTCGGTTCTGGCTGGGGCGGTGCTGGGTTTGGCCGGTCCCGGGAAAAAGATCTCTGGGGTGATGCCGTGCACGGTCATTCGTCCTGGGGATGTGGCTGACCGGATCCTCGATCGCGATAAGAACCCCGACTGGAACGGCACGCGGACGCGGCTGGTCTACTCGTTCCCGACGAATGAGAAGCTGTGGGACCAGTATCAAGAGCTTCGAAACAACGGATTGCGCGAGGGAGACGGCGGGGCCGCGGCGACGGAGTTCTACTCTGAGAATCGGTCGGCGATGGACGCCGGCGCGGATGTCGCCTGGCCGGAGCGGTTCAAGCCGGACGAGCTGAGCGCCGTTCAGAATGCGATGAATCTGATGTTCCGGGATAAGGGAGCGTTCTTTGCGGAGTATCAGAACGACCCGCTGCCGGATCGGCCGCAACAATCCCACGACCTGACAGCAGACATTGTCGCGAAGAAGGTCGGCGGCTTCGAACGCGACAAGGCACCGCCGGGCGTTCAGCATGTGACAGCCTTCATCGACGTTCAGCAAGACGTGCTCTTCTACCTCGTGGCTGGGTGGGAAAAGGATTTCACCGGGTACGTGCTCGACTACGGCGCGTTCCCAGATCAGCAGCGTCGGTACTGGACCCTCGGCGATGCGAGGCGAACGCTGTCGGCCGCTTACCCGGGGAAGCAATTGCAGGGATGGCTCTACGCCGGATTCGAAGATCTGTGCGCGATGCTGCTGACGAAAGAGTATGGCCCGGGCTTGAAGATCACCCGGCTATTGATCGATGCGAACTGGGGCAATTCAACGAAGGTCGTCAAGAAGTTCTCTTTTCAGACCGTTCACCATTCCGTGGTGATGCCGAGTCACGGCGTCTATGTCGGCGCAGCCTCGTTGCGATTCGGTTCAACGAAACCGGCACCCGGAGATAGCGACGGGCTCAATTGGCGAGTGAAAAAGCCGATCAAATCGGGAGATGTTAGGCACGTCTTCTGGGATACGAACTGGTGGAAGAGTTTTGTTGCGAGAGCGTTTCACACCGCGCAGGGCGACAGGGGATGCCTTTCTCTTTTCGGGAACGAGTCGGACGCGCATCAGCTATTTGCCGAGCATTGCACCGCTGAGTATTGCGTCCGAACGACAGGCCGGGGGCGAGACGTCGACGAGTGGAAGGACCATCAAGGGCGCGACAACCACTGGTGGGACTGCATGGTTGGGGCAGCCGTCGCGGCGTCAATGCTGGGCTGCGAACCCCCTGGAACTGGAGTTCCGAGGGCAATCAAGCGGAAGCGTCGTGGCGGTGTTTATCCAATGATCGGAGTGTGACAGATGGCGAAGGGTCGACCGAAGGGCAGCGAAAACCGCGATTACGCGCAAGCGATCGGCGACGGCACGACGCGCTGCCCAGCGTGCAACTGCACCGATCGCACCGACTACGAAGGGAGCCCAACCGTCGTGGAAGCGAACGGCACCGATCCGGACGGGAAACCGTACGACAAGGTCACCATTCGCCGAACGATGTGCCTCGGCTGCGGTCAGCATCGACTCGATCGCGCCTATTCCCTCAGCGCAGAATCTCTCGCCAGATAATCTCTGCACGAATATCCGCTCTACTGCTCCCCGCCCATCGGCCTGAACAATGTTTTCATGGCCGACAACTCTGAGCAAATCGACGAAGTCCAAGAGATCATCCGCGCCGCGACGACCGAAACCAACGTCGATGGACAGGTGACGAAGTTCGTTGCACCGGGCGATTTGCGAAAGCTTCAACGCGAGTTGACGGAAGCCGATCCTGAGAAGCGCGGCCGCCGGCCGTTTGCATCCACGATCAGATTGGGCGGGCTTTAATGTCTCTGTTCGAACCACTCGCACGAGCCACGAACCGCGTCGCCAGCTATTTCGGCTACGACGCGGCTGAGTCGACTCCGCGCCGTGGGACTCGCAGCGTTCGCCTGATGCACGAGGATGACGAGCTACCGGAAGGCAAACGGCGTAACGTCGTCTCGAATGCTCGCGACCTCAACCGAAACTTCGCGATTGCCGCCTGGGCGATTCGGAAGCATCTCGATTTCGTCAGTTCGTTCACGTTCCAGATGAAGACCCCTGATCGGGCGCTGAACACGACGATTGAAGGTCTGATGCAGGAATGGTCGCACCCCGACAATTGCGACGCCGCAGGCCGCCACTCGTTCCGCCGGATGATTCGCATTGCCGAGGCAAGCCGCTGCCTGGACGGGGATATCTTCCCGGTCAAGCTTCGCACCGGTCACCTGCAGATGATCGAAGGCGATCGCGTGCGGAACCCGATCGGGGCGAACCTGCAGTTCGACCGCAAATCATTGAAGCACGGCGTTCGGCTTGATGCCGCCGGACGGGCTCTCGGATTCGCAGTTCACACGAGAACCGACAGCGGTGGGTTCCAGTTCGAGCGCATGGTTGCGCGAGAGAACTGCCTACAGTTCGGTTTCTTCAACCGGATCGATCAGGTTCGCGGGATCTCGCCGGTTGTCGCCGCACTCAACACGTACACCGACCTCTACGAGGGGTTCGATTACGCTCTCGCCAAGGCGAAAGTCGCGCAGTTATTCGGGCTCGTGTTCTACCGTGACGCGGTCGACCCGCCGGCTCCGACTGAAGAGTCGGAAGAGTCAACGGAAGACAAGCCGAAATACGAAGTGGACTTCGGCAAAGGCCCGGTCGTTCTCGACCTGGACGCGGGCGACAAGGCCGAATTCCTTGAGAACAAGACACCATCGAACGAGTTCCGCGAGTTTACGCAGGTGATGACGAGCATCGCGCTCAAATCGCTCGACCTGCCATTCAGCTTCTACGACGAAGCGTACACGAACTTCTTCGGCTCGCGCGCGGCGCTGATTCTTTACCTGCAGAGCTGCAAAGCGAAGCGGGAAGATCTCCGCGAAATGCTGCGCGAAATCACGATTTGGAAGCTCACGCAATTTGTGCTGAGCGGCCTACTCGTGCTGCCCGGGAACATGACGATTGCCGATCTGTCGTTCGAGTGGATTCACGACGGCGTGCCGTGGTGGGACCCATCGAAGGATATCAACGCCGACGTCGCCGCAATCTCCGCCGGCCTCCGCACCCGCAGCGAAATCCGGAAGGAACGCTACGGCGACGACTGGACCGACGTGATCGACAAGCTGGCCGAGGAAGAAGCTTACATCCTCGAAAAGAAAGTCACGATCACTGCAGCGGGTCCGGGTATCTACAACCCGGCTCCTGTCGTGAAGGATGACGAAGAGCAGCAGTCGGCAAAGGGGGCACAACATGCCGCGTGACCTCACGAAAGCCCCGACGCTGCTTCGCGCGACTCCCGCCCGCGGACTGTCCAGCGAACACAAGATCGATCGCGACGGAGGCGACTTCGGCGCCGGTCTAATCACTGGCGTTGCTGTCTGCACAAAGGGTGAAGCGCTCGGACACGACCTGTGGCTTGATGACGAGTTCATTTCGCAGGTGTCGAAGGCGCTGAGCAAGGCCGGGAAAACCGGACTGAAAGCACGATTCACGCACCCGGGTCTCAGTTCAGACGGCATGGGCAAGCACCTCGGCCGTTTAAAGGCGTCGTCGGTTCCATCCGAAGCGGGCGTCGCGCGCGGTGATCTGCACTTCGCTGACGCGGCCCACAAGACTCCGCAGGGTGACCTGGCCGGATACGTGATGGACCTCGCCGAAGAGGATCCGTCAGCGTTCGGAAAGTCGATCGTGTTCGAACGGGACGTTGAAGCCGAAGCCGCGTTTATGAAAAAGAACGGCGGCGATGGCGACGACGAAGACTATTACGAACCGTTGCAGGGATTCACAACTCCCGATGCAGGAAATGCTCGCGGACTGCGACACGCACGATTGAAGCGTCTTCGCGCGTCCGACGTTGTCGACTCGCCTGCAGCCAATCCCAGCGGGCTCTTCCATCGGGGCGATGAAATCGCTGTCGAGGCAACGGAGCTCTTCGACTACGTCCTCGGTCTCACCGACGAACTGCCGGTGTCGACTGGCGAAATCGGGCTGGATGTCCACCCCGATCGGGTTCGCGGATTCGTGGCCCGTTTTCTCAGTGAACGCAAACTGGAAATCAGGAGAACTGATATGGCCGATGAATCAACGAAACCCGCCGACGATGAGAACAAGCCGAACGACGAAGCCGGTGGCACTGGCACCGAAGAGCAGAACAAGCCGGCGGATTCCGGATCCGATGAAGCCAAGCCCGCCGAATCCGACAAGCCGGAAGAGCAGGCGTCGACGCAAAATCCCGGGAAGAAATTCCTGGATGCCTTCGGTGATCAGGGGGGCGTCTGGTTCGCACAGGGCAAGACGTTCGAGCAGGCTCAGCAGCTCCACACGGAGAAGCTGAAAGCCGAGAACGAAGAGCTCAAGAAGAAGCTTTCCGCCGTCAACAGCGGTGAAGAGAAGCCTCTGTCGTTCGGAGTCGCCGACGAAAAGGGTGGCAGCGGAAACAACACGGACGCCGCCAAGCTGAAACAGAATCTCGGCGAGAGCGTCGGGAGTTTCGCCGCGGGAATCAAGTTCAAGAACCGTTCGAAAAACTAACCCGGCGGCCGTCGCTCTGGGTCTGAGACTACACGACTTGCGTAAAGGAATCTGAACATGGCTATGCCGACTCTCTTGGATATCGCGAAGGCCAACGGCAGCGACGCCGTGGTTGGACTCATCGACGAAGCCGCGAAGGCTCACCCCGAGATTTCGCTGGGAGCTGCCCGCACGATCAAGGGTCTGAACTATAAGACTCTCGTTCGGACGGCCGTTCCGACCGGCGGATTCCGTAGCGCCAACGAAGGCGTCGCGGCGACGAAGGGCACGTACGAAAACCGGCTGGTTGAGTGCTACATCTTCAACCCGCGTTGGGAATGTGACAAAGCGATCGCTGACGCGTACGAAGACGGGGCACCGGCATACATCGCTCTCGAAGGGAGCGCGGTGACCGAAGGCGCGATGCAGACGCTCGCGACTCAGTTCTACTACGGTCAGGGAACCGGTGGTGACACCAAGGGCTTCCCGGGCCTGCTTGCAGCTCTCGACTCGACGCTGACGATCGATGCCGGCGGCACGACCGCTGACACCGGTTCGAGCTGCTGGGCTGTGAAGTTCGGCCCGAAGGACGTGCAGTGGGTCTACGGCGGAGACGGTCAACTCGAACTCTCCGACGTCGACGAAGCACGCATCCTGGACGGATCGAGCAACCCGTACACCGCGTACGTGCAGGAAATCCTCGCTCGCCCGGGGTTGCAGGTCGGAAGCAAGTACAGCATCGGCCGCATCAAAAAGCTCACTGCCGATTCTGGCAAGGGGCTGACGGATGCCCGGATCGGTGCTTTGCTTGCGACCTTCCCGGTGGGACGTCGCCCGGACGTTCTGCTTTGCAGCCGTCGCAGCCTGGAACAGCTTCGCGCTTCGCGTACCGCAACGAACGCAACCGGTGCTCCGGCTCCGATGCCGACCGAAGCGTACGGCATTCCGCTCGCAGCGACCGACGCGATTCTCGACACCGAAGCCCTGACTCTCTAATCCGAGTCGCACGCAGTCATAGAACACCGCCCAGCGAATTCAAAGTGAGGAAAGAATCATGGCTTACGATTTGAAAGACGTTCAACTGAAAGTCACGAAGGCGCTCCCTAACGGCGCCGCGTCGACCACCAGCGACGGTTTTGACCTCGGACATGGCACCCGCGGCGACGTGGTTGCCGGGTTCGAATTGAAGATCACCGCCCCGGCCCTCGGTGCAACGCCGCTGCCGGACTCCAAGACGATGATCTTCATCATCGAACACGACACCGCATCCGGTTTCGGAACGGTCGCCACACTGCTCGATCGCGTCATCATCCAAACCGGTGCCGGCGGCGCTGGTGCGGCTGCCGCGACGAAGATCGTCAAGCTGCCGGTCGACACCAATCGATACGTGCGCGTCAAAGCGACGGGCAGCGCATCGGGTGACGCCAGCGGTTCGTCGTTCACCGTGGAACTGCTGTTCTAAGGTAGCGAATGCCAAACCCCGCTCAGAACGCCTACGCCGTTTCCCGACGCTCCCAGAAGCGTACGAACGGCGTCACGGTCACTCTGAAGCGGGGAGAGGCAACGAGTCTGGAAATCACCGCTGTTTGGGGTAACACCCGGGGCAGCGTTGTCAGTGAAAACAGCTTTGAGGTGGAAGTGAAGGAACGCGACTACCTCATCGATGTCGACGACTACGACTTCGGAACGGGACCGGTCAGGCCGCTGGATGGCGACCTGATCATCGAGACGATCGGAAAGGCGACGCTGACGCACGAGGTTCTGCCTCTGGTCAGCGACAAATCATGGTCGTGGTCCGATCCGGGTCGCACGGTGTATCGAGTTCACACGAAGCAGATTGAAACCGACGACGAATGACGGCCCAGATCATCACTCTTGCCGAGGCGGTGAAAACCGAACTGAACACGCCGGTAGGGGTGACCTGGAGCCAGACGTTTACAGCGGAACGAAAGTATCTGATCCGACGCGAGATCGAAGACATTCCCCGGAATGGCTGGCTTGTGTCGGTGGTGAAGGCGGGTCTAGAGCTCGA